GACTGCAACTTGATAATCTTCAACCGGCATTTCCAGGTAGGCGCTGATAAGCCTTGCTGCTCTTGCCATATTGTCAGAAGGATGACCGTAACTGAGTCCTCGGTCTCGATATAAGTCTGTAGCACTTTGTAGGATTTCAGCATGTTTCATACTCGTGCCTTATCCATTGACTCATAATGCTTGCGTACTGCCTTGCGGCCTACGATGTAGCCATCTCTGTGGCCTATTTTGTAGCCAATAAAGAACATCAGAAATAAAGCTGCTCCGATAATGATTTCTAATGGTGTCATTTTAATACCTCGTCCATCAAATCATTTGACATTGATGAAACTGGCATTTGATTTATTACTTCATAAATTGAACCATTAGGATGAATAGAAGGCGCTGCAACTACATAGCCTTTCCATTTGACATCAACTCCTTCGCAGGCTGATGATCTAAATTCCATATCTTGATCCGCTTCATAATACAAGTGCAGACCATTGCCAGTCTTGACCGTGTAAGTGTCGTTCATCCATTCCTGGCGCTCGCCGCCTGCCCGGTAATCGATATCTATAACAACAATATTTGATGGCTTGCAGGCAATTCCTAGATTAGCTTTAGGATCGACCTTGAACCAAAAATTAATCAAATCCCAATCATTGCTCGCATCAAGATAAGCTCTTTTTATCAAATCAAAATGCGGGTCTTTTTTGTGTGGCAGCAAAGGCATTACTTTCCAGTCTTTCAACAGGTAAGAAGCTGCTGCTCCCAATTTAGTGCTTTCTTCGGCTGCTATTTCCAGCGTGTGTAGATATTCTTTCATTCTTGACATTTTGCTCCCTTTGACCAGAATCTCTGGCCTCTTGGATTAAGAATGACACACCTACCAGACAGAACCTAGATCATTTTGATAACGAAACGATAACAATTCTGCTTCATCGACTGCATCATCGATCGTGCGCCTGATGTCGTTATCTAGATCGTCCATACCTGCGCCCATTGACTACGAATGTGCCATCCTTTTCAAGGTTAATTAGGGTTACTTGGCTATCTTCAACCAAGATAAAAGCCTGTTGCCAGTTCATAGTTCCCTTGGTGTAACCAGCCTTGCGAACATCCATTAAATGCCCACCCTCGACACCACGTAGGATACGCCCTATTTTGCCCCCTGAAGCCTCTGTAAAGGCCGATTGGCCCGCTCTGTGGGTATGACCGCAAACAACGCTTAAACCGTGCCTACGAGCCGCTAGAAGGGCTGTGAGACCTGCATTAGGGTTAATGCCTTGTTCATCTCCATGGACTGCCACCCAGCCCTTAGCAAAGGCGTATGGCTTCTTATGGTAGGTAATGCCCAGTTCATCGAGCTTTAGAAAGCGCTCAAAGCGTAACTCAGGCAAGGCTAAAAATGCCGGTATCTTTTTCATTATGACGTTGTAAAGCCTATCCGTATGGTTTGAACGGATCATGTGGGCTTCTTTAGAGTGCTCGACTAGCGACCAGAGAACCTCGACTGCGGTATCTCGATCCTCAGCTAGGGTTTGCTCGTACCATCCTGGCGTTCCATCTGACCATCGGCTGATTTGTGGGAGATCGATTTCATCTCCCAAAGTAATGACGCTATCTGGGCGGTATGCCTTAATAAAAGCTGCAACATTCTTTACTGCTACTTCATCGTGATATGGAACTTGTAAATCGGGAACGATTACAGTTCTTTTCATTGTTAATCCTCATCATCTTCATCATCCCAAGTGTGTGGAATGAGGTCAGGCTTAGGAAGAATCCAATCTGGATAAGCTGATGGCTCAACTATTATTGCAAGGGCTAAATCAACCTCGAAGCCAGATTTGCGCAGGGCTCGATACATTTCTTGGAGACTGATAGCCCACGCGTCTAGTGCTGTGTATGTATCAAGGTCGATAACCTTTTTACGAGCCATAGTTAAAATTATCGCTCTAGAAGAATGTTATATATCTCATCGACACGCGCATTGAGTCGCTTAATCTCCGACAGCAAGTGCGTGATCACATAGCCAGCCAATCCACCCACTATCGCAAGCGTGGCAATATAAAGATTCAGGTAATCGTTGGGTGTCATTTTTTAGGGGTCGCATATCCAAAGACTCCAGCTAGTACAGCCCAAAGGATTGAGCGGTAATCTGCTGCAAAGTTAGTCGCTGCCCACGCAGATAGGAAAGCACCGGCGGTGAGGAAGTATGGATTCTTTATATTCATTTATCTGCTCCTAGTAACGGTATTTGGAAGAACGAGCCATCCTTATCACCTTTGCTAGTGAAAGAGATATGGCAATGATGATTGTGCGGATTGCTTCCCTTATATTTTCTCCAGCGCCAGCCCATGCGAGATGATGCGATTCGGCCATTGAATATGACATAGGAGATACGCTTGTCTCCACGCTTTGCAGCGAGTCGAATCTGATTTGCAATATCGGGCATAAGGTCGGGCTTGTCACCCTTATAGACATCTCGATCAACATCGATCGCTCTAACAATCCCAGTTTTTGGACAAGGTATGTGGTCGCTAGTACCTGCTGCAACGTGACGGGCATCGGCGATCCAGCCATCGGAACGTCGATCACGATCTGGGAAGGTGTCATCCAACTGTTCCCTTAATTGTTGAGCAGCTTTAGAAAGTGTTGGTTTCATCCAAGTAATAAAGCCGCTTCATCGGCTGTTATGCCTAGGCGGTCTAAAAGAGCAGCCTTAGCAGCCGCTTTTTCTGTTGCCGCATTAGTTTCTGCTGCTTTTAATTCTTCAATCTTTGCTTCAATTTCTTCAGGCGTAGGGTTAATAATTGAATCGTCGTTCCAGACAATTACTGTGTCGTTCTCATAAGTTGAGAACTCTGCATCTGGTTGGAGTGCTTTCAATGCTTCTTGAAGATATCCCATAATTAAGCTCCAATTTCTAATAAAGTGATTGCTGAAACACCTCTTGAATGTGCAGCGTTATCTGCGTCGTTTGCGCTTCGGTTGATATAAGCCGTGCCAGGTGTGGAAACTTGATATCGCAGTTTATATGCCAAGGCGGATGTGGAAGCAGGTGAATCTGTCCAGTTTATAGTTGCTGGAAGCAATGCAAATTGTGAACCAGTAATATCGCCTGGAAATTGCATAAAAGCAGGGGTTCTATTGCTAGGACTTGTAGGAATAAGTAAGTTAGTTGAATCTCTAAATAAAGAAATATTAGATGATGCCGATCCAGTCATGCCAACATTAAGCGTTGCTAAAATTAAAATTCTTGAACTAGCAGATGATGGGGTTATACTTGCAGTTAGACCAGTATCAGTAAAAGTAGTTGAGGTTGTCGATGCGGTAGTTGTAAGAGTGGCTGTCACTACTTGCAAAACCTTTCCGCCGGCTGCGGGGGTTGCCCATTCTGGAGCGGTTGCACCGCTATTTACAGTAAGGACTTGACCTGCTGTTCCAAGAGCCAATCGAGTGTTGGTATTAGCTGTAGCAGATCGGTAAGCGATATCGCCAGTTGTTGTTTCAGGGTTTAGATTTTTGGTCGTAGTGTCAACCGATGAGCCAAGGGTGCGAATAGCGGCAGCGCCGTCCTTGACGAGATCGGTATCGTCCGGGGTTGTCCACCCGTAGTTAGTTGTCGTTGCCATGTATTCTCCTTGTCAGGCTACTATTGTAGCGTTATTCCAGTCTAAAGTAGGGCTAAGCGTGTTCCAAGTCTCTGTAACTGGAACGTTGTTCCACCTAAAGGCCTGAAGGCTAAAGGCAACTGGTGAAACAATAATCGTCAAATCAAGTGCGTTAAATCGAGTAGTCCAAGTCCAGCCTTCTACGAATCCTTGGTATCTACCGTCGGCAATATTGAGAGGCAAGTCCTCGATGTCAAGGGGTAAGCCCATAAATACTTTCAATGCCTGATCCCTAGAAGCATCTGGAATATTTGGATTACCAAGCGGGAAGGTAATGCTCTTAAATTGATACTGCGGAAATGCTCGAATGTCTAGATAGAACTGCGCTTGGCTTAGCGCATCTGCGCCGTCCTCAATACTGGTCTGGATGTTTTGAGCCTGTGTGCCATAAACGGCAATAGAGCTAGGTTCTTCGGCTGTCTCTTGCTGCCCGTTTTTATAGGTAATAGTAACTTTATTGCGTACATCTCCAAGGCGCTTAGATGTTGCTATGCCATTGGCGTAAGCCCATCCGCCATCTACATACTCATAGCCATTGGCTGTTAGGTATTGTGCTCGATGTGTTGAGTCTGCATAGCCAATACGGCCAGCCGCATCTTCATAAATATAGCCAAGGCCTGAGGTAGCAAGGTTGGCCACCAAAGAATAAACGTCGGTCGTTGCGGCTGACCTGGCTGTAAGTTCATAATCGCCCGGGCGATCGATCTCACCTAGTCCAGAATTCTCGGCGTTTTCCCAAGTCGTTAAAGGATCGTAAGCATTCCAAGTCTCTGCTGCTGGAACTTCATTCCATTGATCAAATAAAATGGCTTGCAATACCTCGTAAATCTGATCGCCATCAAAGTCCTTGCTTAACACACCTTCTGTTAAAACTTTGGGAAGTTTAGATAAAGCGCCTAGGGCTGTGACTGTAATGTTTTCAGTTATTGCTGGCTCGCCCGTAGCTACAACTATATCGATGTCGGATATATCTCCGCCAAAGAGAGGGATATAAGTGCCAGTCGAATCCTTGATTTTGACCACGATAGAGTCATTGACGTCAAAGGCTATGGCTGACTGATTAAGGTTCTTAATAGTAAATCGGCAATAACCAGCAATAGGCTGGCTGTAAATATCTGTTCGGCCTGACGTAATTGTCAAATCAGATAGGACTAGGTTTGTTACATCACCTGCGCCATTTACCTCTACTGCCCAGTCTGGTGTCCATGCGGTCATACGAAGGCCGCGCTTCCTAACGTTCCTCGGGATTGTGAATCGTTAAGAATTTTTACTATCTGTCGAGCAGTAGATTCGCTATCGATTGCCCCATTGACTGTGATATTTGTAGTGCCTCGAGATACGAAATTAAGAGGACCGGGAACTGATGGAGTAACAGGCGCAGGTGTTGATGGTGCGCCAGAAAATGATGCGCCGCTAAAAGGATTTAGATTAGAGCCGATTTGCTTTGATATTTCAATTACTCGCTTGATCTTGTTGTAAAGATCATCGAAGAAGTTAACCACTTTGGCTACGCCAGAAATCAGAGCCGCGACTGCATTACCTACGATTTCGAATGCCTTGCCTAAAGTCTTACTTAGGATTGGCGCTAGTACATCGCGAGCGAAATCAGCAAGTCCCTTAAAAAGAATAAGAAGCGGTTTTAGTTCTTCGCTGTTGTTGGCTAAAGAATTGCGAACTGAGTTAAAGGCTGATCGAAGCCCATCTGTAATCGGAGTTAAGAATTGGATTACTGGGCGCAGCTTCTCGCCTAGGTTGTTGGTGAAGTCTGCAATGGCTGGAATAACTCTTTGGACCAAGGTTTCAACCAATGGCGTGATGGCTGTAAGAATGTAAGCGCCTACGGTTTCCTTGCCTTCATCAAATGCCACCTGTAAGCGGCTTAACTTTCCTTGGAATGTATCGGCTTGCTTTGATGCTTGGTTTTCGAAAGTCCCAGCAAGTTTGGCTGTGATGTCATCGAATGACAGGGTAGCAAGTTCAGCCCTAGTAATTCCAACACCTAAGCGGCTAAGCCCTGCCAGATTGCCTTCCTGAGCCTTTGAGAGGGCTTCTGTAACCGCCTGTAGAGACTTACCACTACCAGCCGATATATCAAGGGCTAGGGCCTGTAACTTCTGCGCCTTATCAACATCCTTAGTCGCTCGCGTTAAACGGTCAAGCGATGGGCGAAGTTCATCATCAGCGACACCCGTAGCCAGGGAAGTCTGAAGAATGAATTCTTCTGTGCTTTTAATCTGAGCATCGGTAGCTTTAGTAACGTTTCTTAAAGTATTGGCTAACTTGGCTTGGGCGGCTTCATCCTCGATGGCAGATTTAACGCCATCGATTGCTAACTTGCCAGCGTATGCGACTGCTGCCGCTCCTGCTGCTGCAAAGGCTAGCCCGGCTTTCTTGCCAAACTCTGAGACTTTATCGCCAAAGGTTTTAACGGATGTGTCTGCGCCTTTAAGATTTTTATTGAAGTTATCAACGTCAGCAAGAAGCTTGAGCGTTAATGCTCTAGTACCTGTTGCCATCAGCCCCACTCCTTCAATACTTTGTTAAACGCTTCAGTCCATCGAGCGACGATCTGAGGTTGAATCTTTCTTAGCGTTGGATAGATAAACCAGCCCTTAGAGCCTCGACCTTCACGGCCTGACCAGACAGGAAACTGCCTAAACTTATTTGAACCAAACTCTGAACCGCCCCAGATGTCCTTAGTAGTTGCCCCACCTGAGAACTTTTGAGAAGCGAACCCGTAAGTGATTTCACCTATTTTAGATGATTTCTTAACACGCGCTCCAGTAGCAATACGCCCGGCAACTGCTCGGCTTGGCCTTGAGTTAGCAGTCTTGATAATCTCTGCTCGAGCGTAATCTGCCAGCGCTCCCGACTGGCGTTTGGCTTCTGCGGTAGCTGCATCATCCATATTCTTGAGCGCTTTAAAGATTGCTCGAAGTTGAGTCTGATCGAGTGCTACTGCATCATCGGCCATTCCGTTCCTCCAATATCTCTATTGCTGTAAGAATATCCTCGGCACTTTGCCACTTATCCATTGGGATCTGTGTGGCTATTGCCAGTTCTACCAAGAGTCGGCTTACGCTTCCTCTTGCATGACTTTTGGGTCTTCTCCACCTACTTCAATATCTGAGACTGACTCCATCCAGACATCAAGTGCCTTGGTTGGCTTGCCTCCTGCATCACGCTTCATCGCTGAATGTGCTACATAAAGGATGTCCCACATGCCACCAAACTGGGAGATAACCTTCTTAGTTGTCATCTCCCATTTGGCGTAGTCAGGTGGTCGAACCAGGTAAGTGGTTTCGGATCCGTCTACATATTTAATTGTTATTTGCTGTTGCATTGTCGCTCCCGTTTCTATTGTTTAGCTGAAGGTCTCTGTGACCGCACCCTTTGATACCTTGAATGTAAAGTCTACAGTCTGAGCATCTGTTCCAGCGCCTCCTGCTGTAGGAAATTCTGGCATTACTGGGAATGAGAATACTGCGCCTGTAGCAGCAGTAAGGCTGATTGTGATGTCTGTGTCTGGCGCTGTCTCTGCTGCTGTCCATAGAGCTTCGCATACTGAGTTAGCCTTACCCCAGTCGGCAAGCATTGAAAGAGCAAAGGTACCTTCGATGTTTGTGGTCTTGTAGGCTTCGCCATCGAGTGTTTGGTATGTCTCACGAACGTTTGTCTTT